AACGATGAACAGCAAATTGACGGCGACCACATACTGATAAAGACCCAACTGTGTCAGACTGCCCAACTTCCACATGGTGATGGCCACAACGTGCAAGGTGAGTTGCGCCACTAAGCTCCCCACCATCACCACTTTCCAGCCCTCGCGATTGCGGACCCACGCCCGGTAAATCATCGCGGCGAGAAAACAGTCGAGGACCGGCGACGCCAGCAGCGCGTCAGGGAAATCGTACAGCGTCACCAACAGGTTATTGATGACAAACACGACAGCCAGCAAAGCGCTTACGCCCATTAGGTCCGCGTATTTGGCGGGCCGGGCTCGGTACGCCAGAAAGCAAATGGCGAAGACCGCTACGGTGGCGACAAGATACCAGATCACGGCTTGATAGGTCCGTCAGGGTCGTTGACCGGCGGTTTGTCGTTGCCGCCCGAGAAAGCCACGATGTTGCCGCCGTCATTGGCCACGCTGGCGATGTAAGCGGCTTCGGCCTTCCCGAGCACTTCATGCAGTGCATTGGTTTTTTGAACGACTAGGCGGGCGGCTTTTTTAGCCTCCTTTGCCGCGTTCTCTAGAGCGACCGTAGCCGCGCCGATGGCGTCGATATGTTCCTGAGCAGTCATTATGTTGCCTTTCCGTTGACGCGACCTTCAAGCCGCACCAGCCAAATGATGACGGCCACACCTGCGAGGCCGAGGGTGATGAGGTGGCCAGGTTCGAGCGTCATCACGGGAGCCTGTAAGTGATGTTGCCGATGAAACGGTTGCCCGCACCGATGGCAGAGTTGCCGTCGTATTTGCTTAGTTCAAACTTGGTCAGGTCAGACGGGCGAATGTAGCAAGTATGCTCAAAGCCCGTGTTCTGGATTTCCTGCGTTGCGGCAGCAGTGGGTCCGCCCGCCGTAAGCGGAACAGTGAAATACAGCGCACCCGATGCCGGGCCAAGCGTCGTCAAGGCAAAGTCAAACTCAACCAGAATGGCCTTGGCGTTGATGTATGTGTAGCGAGCCGAGTTGATCGTGACCGTCGTGGGAACGCCGCCCGTGGAGTCGAAGGTCGGGGTGTAGGAAGTCCAGTCCTGTTGTGCCTGCTCGACACCAGTAATAGATCCCGCATCCGTGATCGAGACACCGTTGGCAAAGCCCGTGACAGTCAGATAGCCCCGAACCTCAGTCGTGCTTTGGGCGCGAGAGTTCCGCAGGCCGTAAGACATAAAGCCGGCCGGATCAGTGATGTTGGCGTTCCAAACCCGCACCGTCGTCGCGTCGGTGTTGGCATTGTCCGAAGTGACCCGGATGCCGTCGCCCGTGGACGTCCCGCCGTTGGATGTGTTGACGTTTTTGAGAACGGGATACAGGTCGATGTCGGAGCCGGTGGACGTAATCACCACGCCGATTTCGGACACTTCCGCCGCATTGACCCGGACGGTGCAACGAGCCTGCGACGCGCCCTGCATGATGACTGCGTTAATCATCGTGGTGCCGGACACGTTGACATCGATGTTGGACACTGGGCCATTGACCGACGCCAGATAACCGACATCGCGCCCGATGCCCTCAACCCGGATGTTCGCGATAAGACCACCCGACAGCGCCGCCGTCTCGTAAAGCGAGCCGCCAATGTTGTCCGCAATGTTTCCGTAGCAGTCGATATTGGTCATTGTGTAACCGCTGACCGACGACTGGTTTTTGATCAGCGAGGTGTAGATGTCGCTGCCGCTGTTGCCCGACGCAATCAGGAACCCGGCCTGATTATAGACCGCGTGTTGCCCCGGAATGTTGCGGAAGGTGTTGTCCAGCAGGTAGGTCGGCTGCGTCGGCGCGTTGGTGGCGCTGACCAACTCGCGCAGCACACCTTGAGCAGAGCCGCTGATCGTGCAGTTTTGGACGCGAGTGTTGTCGGCGGTGCCGTGGGTCGTGTCATTGGCGATGTAAACGCCATTGTTGAAGTTGCCGTCACCGGGGATCGTGACAGGAACGCCGCCGCTGGTGACGCTGGCGTAGCCGTTGACGCCCTCAATGTTCACGCCGTCAATGGTGTTGTCAGAGCCGCCAAGCACGGCAATACCTGCGTTGCCCCAGTTCACCACTTTGCCGGGGCCGTAGATCGCGCACCGCTGACAGCCCGTGAAACGGACGCCGCGATAGACCTCGTTACCTTGGTTGCCGGTCCATGTGCCGCCGTTGTTCCACCCGCCCGGCCCGTAGATCGTGCCGCCGTTCAGGTTAATGACCACGCTGTTAATGGTCGTGCAGACGAAACCGGACTTGTTGACCGTATACTGGCGAATGGTCGTGGTCGGGGACAGGTCAATCCTGTGGCCAGTGCGGAGCGTCAGGCTATCCGAAATGTGGTAGTTGCCGGGGAAATAGACGAACAGGCTGGCATCCAGCGCCTTTTGGATGTTGACCGTGTCGTCCGTGCTTCCGTCGCCCGCAGCGCCAAACTGTTCCGGTGTGACAGCAAAACGACGCAACGTCGTTTGCAGCGTCTCGTTGATTGCGCCGGTACCAGCTTGCAGGAAGTTGATAGCCGTTGACGCAATCTGGCCTAACGCAGCAAGGAAGGCGCTATTGTTTGCCGTGGCAAGCAGGGTGCGCGTAAACGCGGTTCCAATCACCGTGTTTATGTATGTGCCTAGAACGGAGGCGGTCGTGCGCTTTGCTGGACCCGGCGAACGATAAACGGCCAGCACATCACTATCCACCACGGGGGCGGATAGGGCCTGAAGCTCAGGAAAAGTCTTACGGGGCGTGGTGGCCATTGTAGTCCCTTAAAACTTGATAATGAACATGAGGGCAATGTTACGCGGGCGCGTTTCGCTGCCGCCCGTAGACCCCGTGTTGTACGGCGTAATGGTTTCTGACCCGCCCGTGCCCGTTGTAGTCAGGCCCGACGATGTGTCGTCATTTGCAGCCGGAGGCTGGACGCTGTGTGTGTGCGCCTCAAGCTCGTCAGCCTGCGCCGAACCAAACGCCCGCGCCGGGTCAATGCCGCGTCCGTTATCCCACCCTCGCGCGAACTCACCGCGAAAATCAGGAAGGTTGAACGTTGTGGACCCGTCACCCGACCCAAACACGGTGCCGATGGCAGTGAACAGACCCGCGTACGTCGTGCGAGATACCGCCGCGCCGTTACATTCCAGCCAACCAGTCGGAGCCGTGTTAGCGCCATACATCGTGATGGAGCCGACAGGGACAGCCGCCGCAAAAGTGCCAGCCGCGCTAAGGAAGCGAGCCGCTGCCGTATCGCCAGCCGCAGGGGCGGGAACGAGGCCCTTGGTGCCACCCGATCCGCTATCACCCACAACCGCGCTAAGGATCGTGGTTGCTTGAGCGCCGGTCAAATCCTCAACCACGCCGGTTGAGGCAGTCACCCGACCCTTGATCGTAGCCGTGGCAACCGTCGCCAGTTTGGCATTCGTGAACGATGCGTCAGGAACGGTCACGGTCGAGGTGAAGGTGGCCGTGCCGTTAAAGGTCTGGTTTCCGGTGAACGTGCCAGCCGCCGCAACCGACAGCGTATCCGTGCCAGCGTTGCCGATAGTCGTGTTACCGTTGACAGTCAGGTTTCCGGTAACGGTCTGGTTTCCCGAGAACGTCACGCCGAGCGGGAACGTCACGCCCGACGACGTAGCCGACAGAACAGCCACGCCGCCGCAGACCAACGCAGCAGAGTTTGCAGCCGGAAAATAAAAGCCGGTGTCCGTGTCGCCAATCACGGCAATCGACGGTGCTGTAATCAGGCCATCGGAAACGCGGATGCCTTGAGCAAACGGAATGACCGCCGCCGCTGGCGTCTGGCCATCGGATGCCAGCGATTGCGTAAGCGCCGTGGCGAGGTCCGCAAGCGTGGCGTTCCAATCGTCCGACAGGATAGCGGTTTCCGGGACTGCCGGATTCCATGTGTTTGATGGGGGCGAATATGATCCAGAACCGTTGCGGGCCATATCTAATCCTCTTGTCCAGCCGCGACCGCTACGCCCGCACGGATGCGGTTAGCGCCACGGGGACGGTTAAGCGCACGGGTCAGCCGGGCGTTGAAGTCTTCGGAACCGGCCATCAGCAGATCGGCCAGCGTTTCGGCGTTGCGGCGAGCAAGGAAATCATCGACGCCTTGTCCGATCCTCGCGGGAATACCAAGCGGGTTTGTTGCCGATTTTACCGCGCCTGACGCAAGGTTTCCGCCGCGTAGGTTTTGGATTGCCTCTGTGTTAAACGCGGTTTCCGAACCGGCGCGTTGACGCTGGCCAGTCGCTTGCAAAACCTCGACGAGTTGCGCCATCGGATCAGAACCACGAGCGGGCGCGGCATTGGCGCTAATGGGTGGGAATGCCATGTTAGGGTCGGGACGGTTTACAACGTCAAGCGCCCCCATAACTGTCCGGCGCTGTTCAGGGTTTCCGAACGCGCGAGCGGCAAAATTTGCGCCGCCAAACTGGTTGGAACCTGTAGCCAATTCTTGCTGCGCTTCCATCGCTTGACGCGCCAGTTGCTGCCGAACAAGCGGGCCACCAACAGAAGGGTCAATCTCGCTCATGAGTTCTAGCGCGCGGGCGGTTTCAGCGGCTTGGCCCTCAAACGGCGCGTCAGGGAACAAGCGCCCCGTCATTGCCGCAAGGTTTGGCGCGGCTTCCGACGTGTCAGCAAGCGCACCAATCGGACCGGCTTTAAGCGGGTCAATAAACGCTTCATTGATGCCGCGCACCGTGTCGCGGGCCATGCCGTAATCTGGCGAGGCTTCACGGGCCAAAGCATCAGCCAACCGTTGCGCTTCCGTCCGTTGAGCGGCGCGCGTCATGCTTCCGCCAACCCGCATAGAGTTTGGCGCGGCTTCATCGGCCATCGTGCCGAGTTGCTTCACAACCTCATTGATGACGTTAAGATCATTGTTCGGGCTAGGCGCTGCGAAGGGGTCGAAAGTGGAGCGAACCGCGTCAGGGTTGCGAACAACAGACTGGCCCGGCGCGCGAATAATGTCCGCCTCCGCTCCCGCGCGGAACGCCGCACCACCTTTCGGCGTAGTGGTATCGAGAACCGAACCCTGACGAAGAAACGTCGGGTACACCGCTCCTTCACTTCCGGCATATTCCGACGCGATCTGCGGACGGCGGGTCACATACAAACCTTCGCCAAGCGCCCCGCGCTCGGTCATGTCCGTTCGGAACTCGCCCTCAAATGGCTGGCGAGAGCCGTGGTAATAGGGCCGGTCTGTGTTGAAGCCTTGCTGTTGTGCTCGCAGCATCCGCACGTCTTGTTCCATTGGCAGTTCACGGCTGAGAAGCGGCGCAAGCTCCTCGTCACCGCGAACCGCACGCAGTGCGGCGGCAAACGACGGGTTTTCCGTCAGTTGCTGGAACTGTTCAGGCGGGAGAGATTGACCGGGCAGACGTTCATAGAACGGGCGAGCGTCCTCATTTGCGCGTTGACGCAAGCGCGTCAGCACACCGCCAGCCGCCTCCCGCACTTGAGGCGCAAGAGTAGATGGCTCAACGCTTGGCGCAATCTGGTTTAGCCGCGCCTCAATAGCGCCCTGCACCTGAGCGGGGCGATTGGCGAACATCGGGGCCATGCGCGTCGTCTGGCCCTCGACCACACGCTGCAAGCGGCCAAGGCCTGACCCGCCACCCGTGACTTGCTGAATGGCCTCTGCGTTGGTCAGGTCAACGCCCATCGCCTGCGCGTCACGCCTAAGCGCCGTTGCCAGTTGCAGGTTCTGCGGGGTTACGCCTTCCGCTGCATTGCGGAGGGAAATGTCAGCACCGCCGCGAACTGCGCCCACGCCACCAACGCCAAACCCGCCAAGCAGACCGCCACCAAGACGCGCCAAACCCTCTGCCGTCGTATCGCGCTCACCGCCGCTCATGCCGCGCGCAATCTGGCCAGCGGATTCGCTTGCAAGCGCCGGAACCGCAACCGACGCCACCCGCGTCAACGCTCCGCCCGGTGCCAAACCGCCCGGCAGAAACTCGCCAAGCGTCCGTGAGTATTCTCCCGCGACCGTCTGAGGCTGGTAATAATCCCGGCCAAGCGCGTCGCGGATGCTTTGGTTGAGGTCTTCGCCGCTTGGCAAAAACCGCGTCATACTCGTGGGGTTTTGCAGGCTTTCGGGGATTATATCCCGAAGCGAGCCGGGCAAGCCCGCGATACCCGTCAAACCTTCAACCACACCAGTCGGAAAAGATTTTGCGACATCCTCCACGCCAGATTGCGGACGCTGCATCAAGCCGGGCGACAGCGGCTCGTCGCCGGTTCTAGCCACACCTTCTCGCGCGTCTTCTGGCAGCGCATAAACCGTGCCATCCGCGCCCCTGACCCACGTTCCGCGCGTCAGACTTGCCACTAGCGCCTGACCCTCTGGCGTAGAGCGGTCAATAGTTGTCAGATCAATCGGGTTGTTTTCGGTCATGCCCGGTTCGGCGTAATACGCCGCGTCTTCCGGACCGCCGAAATTCTCCTGCATTACGCGCACGATTTCTTGATCAGGCGTCCCTGCCGGAAACTTGATGACCGTCCCATCCGGGGCGATGATTTCAATGTCCGGTTCCATTATTCAAGCTGTCCGGTGTTGGGGTTATAACGGCGTGTTTGGCCGTTAGAACGAGGCGGCGCTGCCGGTTGACGCGGGCGGCTTGGCGCAGCAGGACGCGGTTGCGGACGCGGGGCGGGGGCTTCTTCCCATCCGTATGCCTGACGAACAGACGGCGGCACAACGTCATCAAACGCGCCAGCGCCAAGGCTACGGTCCAGAAATTCTCTGCGGCCCATGACTTGCTCACGAATCATGGGCATTTGCGTCCCATACAGCGTTTCGGCCACACCGGAGATTTGTGCGCGAATTTCGGGGCTAAACCGACCCGACGACGAGAGATAGCCGCGCAGACCCGCCAAGCCGCCCGCGATGCCCTGAACTTCCAGTTGCAGATTTACGTCGCCCTCTTTGACCACACCGTCGTCAATAAGGCGTTGCAATCCGTTAACCGCAGCAATGTCGCCCGCGCCGTTTTGCGCTCCCACGCCTGCCCGCACCGCTTGAATGTTGCGGGTAATTGCGGTTGCTTGGTCGAGAAGTGGGCGAATCCGCTGTTGCTCGCCAGTGATGGCTGTAAACCGCGCAGTCTGGTTTCCGCCGAGGTCTTCCCTACCGCCGGTTTCTGGAACAAGCGTCCCGTCTCTCAGGCGTCGATAGCCCGCCGTTGGCGTTTGAACCGTCGAGGCTACGCCGCTTGGATTAATAGAATATGTGGTCCCCTCAACCATGCCAAACGGGTCGTTTGGCCCGGCCACAACGGTTCTGGTTCGCGCAAGTTCAGGAACGCCTTGCTCACCAAACAGCGGAACCGGCGGCGTCGCGCCAGTCGGGTCAACCAAATACTTGACGCCGTTTTGGTCTGTAACTTCTCTCCGTTCCGCAGCGGGGGCCGACATCCGTTGACGAACCAAGTCGATTTCTCCGCGCACCCACGCGCCAATTGCGGGATCACCTGTCCGGCGAAACGCGTCAACGCCCTCCTGAATCCGGGCCATTTCACCCGGCGTAATCCCAAGCGGGTTAGCAGCCGATTGAGGCGCGATTTGCGGGGCCACTTGCGGGGCATTGACAGGCGGCGCGGCAAGTTGCGGCATCGGCGGAACGTCTGCCATCGGCGGCATTGCTGCGGGCATTCCAGCCGGAGCGGCGGGACGCATAGGCGAACCCGCAACCGCTGCAACAGGGGCCGTCATGGCCTCAACGGGCTGTTGCGTGTTGGAGACGGGCGGCACCATTGGAGGCGGCGCAACGGGCGGCATATCTGTAGCGGGCGGCGCACCACCGGAATCGCGCAACACGCTTGCCAGCGTCAAGCCAAACGCATCCGCTTCGCCCGTCGTCCGTCTTGCCCGTTCGTCCCGCACCGCCCGTTCAGCACGGTTAGCGCCAAACTGCGTGATGCCTTGGCCGAGAAGCCTAGCCGCAAGCTCGCCGTAGCCGCCCCTAATCTCTACGGGCTGGCGTTGTTGCTCAAGCAGTTGGGCCAGCATTGCGCTACGGCGCATAGCCGGGGTTTCGATCATCTGCGGGGCAGGCATGGGAGTGCGGGCCATCGCTTACCGTCCAAACACGCCAAGGCCAGCCGAGCCAAGGCCAAACAAGCCGCTCATAAGGCCCTGCTGTTGCTGAAGCCGCGTTTGATAGTTCTGGTTCTGCTGGCCAAGGCTCATAGCGTTAGCGCCGAGAACGTCTGTCTGGCCTACGCCGGTCGGGCTGTATTGAATGCCCTGCGGCATACCGACTTGACCCGTGCCTAACAGCGCTTGAAGTTGCTGAAGGGGCTGATTCTGGACGTATGCCCGCTCTTGCAGGCCCTGCGTCCGCGCCTGATTACCGAATGTCCCGCCCGCAATGGCTTGCTGAATAGCGCGAGATTGCTCCGCACCACCGGCTTGAATGGCTTGGTTGGCTGCCGCTCCGTATGCGTCCGCTCTATCTCTAGCAAAATCAGATCGAAGATTTCGCGTTGCCTCGCTATTCGCTCCAAGGCCCTGCGCGGCAAGACGAGCATCTTGCGACCTTTCAAGCCGCTGAAACTGGGGGTCAAGGCGGCGGGTCTGGCTGGCATAAAACGAATCCTCAAACCGTTGGCGGTCAAAGTCAGGCGCGTTGTAGCCTTGCAGGTCGGGCAGGCCTTCGGTGCTCAAGCCTTGGCCAAGCGCGGTGTTCACGCGGCCAATCTGTTGGCCAGCCGTATCAAGGGCGCTACCGTAAACGCCCGTTGAGCGTTCGTAGTTTTGCTGCTCCAGCGGGCTGAGTGCCGTTTCTTGACGATAACCGCCCGGCGCGGACGGATCGGCCACATAACGCACGGTCCCTTGCGGGCCGGACGTATTGACCATGTTTAGCCGTTGCTGCTCACGCGCGGTCGCGGTATTTGCCGCGCTTTGCGCGTTGGCAAGCTGGACGGGATCAGGTGCTGCTGGAGGCCGGGGCTTGCTCACTTACACGGTCCTTGTTGAAACGGTGGACACGCCACTCACTTTCGAGAAGACCGGATATGATGCAATCATCGTCACCATAACCACGCCGGATAGTCCCCTCATGTTTGAAACCAAACTTTGAGAGAAACTGGCGAGCGGGACGCAAACGCTTTGGCGTCAGGCTGGTGATTCTCGCCGCCCCAAGCTGCTGGAACGGATAACGCAAGATACCCGTCACAAGGCGAGGCGTCAACCAATCGGCGCGCGTAGAGGCAAAACTAACCTCAATGTTACGATATTGAGGCTGATATTGATTGAACACGACGCCGCCAACGAGATGGTCGTGCTTATCGACTACCCCGATAGCCTCGCATGGCCCCCAGTCCAGTCCGTGCCCAATCTGGTCTGCTACCCATTGAGCGACCAAGGGCGAAAACGGGCCGGAGACTAGCCTCAAAGCTGCCCACCCGTCTGGTTTTCGTATTTGAGGTTAAACGCGATAATCTCGCACGGCGCGTTGGTGTTCCGTGCCGACAAGATGGCTATGATGCCGTCCGCTTCATAGGCCAGCGACGTATCGTCGTCCACGCCAAGGTCAATGTAGAGCGTCGGCTCAGGCGCAACCCGCATCCGTACCGCGCCGCAATAACCAATGCCGGTGACGCTTGTCCAGCTATCGCGCGTTTCCACGGTTTCCGACCACCTAGCCACATCCCAGAGGCCCGTATCCCAACGCCCGCCGGTCGTGCTGATTGTTGTCGGGACGGCAGTCGGAACCTTCTCCTTGAAGTCCGTGACAATCTCAACCGCCGGGGCTAGTTGCGAGCCAATCCGCAACACCGGCTGCAACATTTCAAACTTTTTCAGGCTCCCGCGCGAGCCAAAATAGTTGAACGCCGTCTTGATGTCGCCAACGATGCCTGTCGTGTTGTCCGCAAAGCCGGTATCCCACAGGCAAACCGAATCAGCCGCGCCAAAGTACATTTGGTCATTGGCCACAGCCCAACAAAACGCATTGATGCCCGTAAACCGGCACCATGCGCCCGTCTGGACGTTCTGCACATATTGCTCCGACCGCGTTAGGCTAGCAGTCGGGACGTTGAAGATTGCCAGCGTCCCCTTGGGATACAGCGCACCTTCCCAGCCAAAGTTGCCGCGATAGCGTTGTGTCGATTGTTGAAACGCGTTCTGGATTTTCTGCGTCAGTGCAACAAGGTTCTCTTGTGCGCGGTCCAGCTTCAGGGCTTGCGACAGCGGCACCACGCCGTCCGTCGTCAGCACCACTAGGTCCGAACCATACTTGATCAGCGACCGGCGCGACAAGGGTAGGCCAAGGTCATAGACACCGACAAGTGCCCAGTTGTTAGCGTCCGAAGGGTCAAGGCCCTGATACACGGCCACTTGGCCCTGCGTCGTTACCCACACCGCCAAATCATCGGCACCCGAGCCGCCATCCAGCGTCCAAGTGGCTTGGCAAAGGATTGACCCGCCCTTGTCGAAAATCGGGCCAAGGTCCAGCAGATTAGCCGCGCCTTGGATAGCGAACGGCTCAAGGAACCAGCATCGCAGGCTGTCCTCTTGCACAAAGAACAGACGGCCCTTGTGATCCATCACATCGACCAACGTGCGCGGGTCCAGCGTAATCACGCCAGCCGAACCGGTGATAGCAGTCGAAGCAAACGTAGAGCCGTCGTAATAGACCGGATCAGTAGCCCCGTTGGCCGCAATGAGGAACGTCCCACCGTCATTGGCAAAGTTGATCCATTGCCAACGCGCGTTGCCAGTGCCAGAAAACACCTCAACCGGCGCGTCGTTCTGGTTGCTTACGTCGTAGATCGAACCACCGGCAGCCGCGAAAATCTTGTCAGCAGTCGTCGCGACACCACCCCGCCAGACCAGTAGCGATTCAGTCGGCAGCGGCATACCTTCCTGCCACGGGATGTAGCCCTTACGCAGTTCCACATAGCCCGCGCGGGGAATGAAGTTGTCCAGAATGACCGCGTTTTCGGCAGGCATATTGGCCAGTGGGGATTGTGCATCCCACCCACCCACGGGGGCAGGCACAGCGCGTCCGATAGACACCCGCTGTTGAGATACCGCCCGCAGGGGCTGGCGACCGTATCGCTGCGCCGCTTGTCTCATATCGCCACCCATGCCCCGGAACGCTTCTGATAGCCTTGTGCGCCGATATAGAACAACCGGCCATCGGGACTGTCCGCAACATCCGGCAACGTCGAACCATAGCCCGGCCCATAGGCCGACAGCAGCGCGTTAATCTTCTTGCGCTGCGTCTCTTGGTTCTTGGTGTCCGATATGGAGAGAAACAGGATCATCCCGGCCACCCCCCTTCTTGGATGTTCGTCGCCCACCCGTAGTAAGCGCCACCCGCCGTGTCGATTACGCCGTTGCCGCCGTCACGGGCCATCCGCTGATTACGCTCGCCTTGATAAGTGCGGAAGTCCTCGGCATAATCCAGTCCCTTGGATTTAAGGAAGCGCCAACGCAAACCAAGCGGAAACAGCTTGTCATCAAGATAGGTTTCGTCCGTGTCGGCTAGAAACTCCGCTTGAGGGACGCTAGCAGCCGACTTTGCCCAGTATTTCGTGATGTACTCGTATGCAATCTCTTGGCCAGCCGGAGGCGTCGGGGTCACAAGAAACTGCCCGTCACGCTCCACAAACGCCAAAAACACGCGGTTAAGCTGCGGCTGCGCCTGAATTGCCTGCCACTCTTGCGGAGTGATCGGCCCGTAAATCATCCGCATGGTCGTGCGGTTAAAAAACGAGTTGGCAATGAAATGGTCGAAATCAGACGGGACGGCGCTGGACTGCACCGCGCTTGCCACCGTATCGAACAAGTGCTGCCGCCGCATGACTTGCCAGTCATACGTTCCCGCTAGCTCATCACCTTCCTCATTGGCTAGCGCGTAAAGCTGTTGGACCTGAGTGTCAGTCGAGTTGACGACTTCCGTAGGGACAGGGATCGAAAGCAGACGGCAGGCCCGCTGGACGATGGAAAGCAGATTGGCCACGGCTTAGACCTTTGCAGGACGCCCGCGCTTTTTGGCGACGGGGATGGATTCATAATCCGCCGCAACGTGCTTATGCTCGTCGCTGACGGGTCGGATTGAGCCGCCGGGACCATCCACCCCGTCGTGATCGAACGCTTCCAAAGGGGCGTGATTAAACGCATCCTTGAGGTACATATCATACTCTGCGCCGTGTGCCTTCTTGTCTGCTTCGGTCGCAATGCGTGGACCGATAACCGACGACGAATCCGCCTGATAGCGGAACATCAAGAACTTGCCCTCTTTGAAGAAGCAAGCGCCCGGCTTATACATCACATCGCGTTCAAGATTGCTCATTTTGACACCTCTAGCAGAGCTTGCGCCCGCACCGCAGTAGCGCAAGCGTTGACCATTTCTTGAGCCTCAAAGACTTGTTTTTGTGCATCCTCCAGCCGGGATATCGCGTATTGGTATGCTCTCGCCGCTGCTTGCCCTCGGCATTCGCTTGGATCGCCAATCGCGGCTGTAATCTTCGCCCTAAGCGCCGCGTCGGCAGGGCTTTCGTTTAGCCACTCAATCATGCGGCTTCCTTCTCTGCTTTGACCTCAAGCGCCAGCGCCAATTTTTCTTCAAGCTCGCGAATGCGCTGCGTCATTTCGGCTAGGGGCTTTTCGGCTTCGGTCTGTTCAATGAACCGTTGAGCCTTGGCGCGGAGGGCTTGACCACCCATCGGGACACACTTGGCGAGTTGGCTGTCAGACAGGCCCGCAAGCGCCTCCACGGTGCGAATATGGACGCTGTTAAGCTCGATGACCTGACTGCGGCCCACGCCCGCCCACTCCTCTAACGGAGTACCGCTTTCAGGGGCTTCCATGTTGGTCTTAAACGCGGCGTACTTCGTAGGCCAGCGTTCGCGGTGTTCGTCCTTCACGGCAACATCAACGATGTTCTTGTTATCGCCCGGCACGATCAGTTCGACGTACTCAACGTCGTTCCACACTTCGCGACCCTCCTTCTCCGACAGGAAGTTGTTGCGAACCGGCTTAATGTGGAAGCGCGGGATGATCCGGTCCCGTCCGTCAGGCGCTACATAATCCATCTATGTCCTCCGATACACAGTGTCGTTTCCAATACGCATCACGCGAGAATAACCGGGCAGATCGGCTTTCGGGCCTAGTCCCTTTTCTTCAAGGACTATGATAGGCGAAAACTTCTCGATTGTCGCTAGTGCGCCTTTAATGGCGTCCGCCTCCGCGCCCTCTATGTCCAACCAGATCAAATCGCACTGGTCGAGGCCAAGGCCGTCAATGGTCTGGACGGGGATCGCGTCGCCCGGCAGCGTCTTGTGAGAACCGCAGTTGTCGGTGTCGATGCGAAGGATGCCGCACATTTCTACTCTCGATCCGAGAGCGGCGTAATAGATCGTCACATTCTCAGCCGTGACGTTCGCTACCAGACAATCAAGATTGTCGGTGTCTGGCTCCAAGGTGATGACCCGATCAAACACCTTGGCCAGCGCGAGAGGATAGACGCCGACGTTTCCGCCCGCTTGGACGCAGACACGCTTTTCCTTCACCAGCGGCAGGACAGCGGGCATGGCAGCGGCGCACTCATCTAGCACTACGGCGCGGCAGCGAACGTCAAAATCAGGCCACCAAAGGCCGGCAATCTGTTTCATCGACGCGTGTTCACAAAGATGCCGACGACTAGCAGCCACAGCAGCCAAACGGCAAGAAGGCCAAGAACCAGCATCATGCGAGCAACCTCCCCATGTCGGGAATTAGACCCTTCCCGTGGGCAATGACCTTAACGCCACGGTCGCGCAAATACAAAAATGACTGCTGGAATTCCATGCTCTGCCGGATCATCCATCGGGCGCAAGTGTATGTCTTGTCGCCTAGCACAACATCCATCGTTGGCTCGCCGTCGTTGAGGCTTTGCGAATAGGCATGGTGAGCGCCCTCTGCATACGAACTATCGAAGCCGTAGAGGTGGATTTTCTTATAGCCCGACAGCCACGCCAGATTGATGGCGCGAAGGCCAACCGTGCCTCCACCGGGCACGAGAACGCAGGGCTTTTGGTTAGGCCCCTCGTCAAACCACGGCTTGATAATGTCCATGAGTTCCTCACCCGAACCCATCGCATTGTGCCACAGAACAACATCATGCCCCGAAAGCGCATCAAACACGCACGGATGAACCTGTGAAGCGAGGAAGTAGCGCACGGACATTGGCGCATCCTCGACCATGTGTAGATTTTCTTCCCGCGCATCCAACATCACATGAGCATCCGGCGTGACAGCCCGCTCCGTAAGGTATCGCAGCGCATTGTTGACGCTGATAATCTTGGCGCCCCGCCTGCGATGGTCCTTAATGGCCTGCACACTGTCCGCAAGCGAGGGACCGCCACCGACGATAACGCAAGCCTTGTCTTGCTCCCCAAAGCCTGAGAACCACGGCAAATCCCGCTGCACGTTGGCCCGCACATTGGCATAGGCAAAATCGTGCGTGACGTTCATGCCCTTTAGCTCTGGCATGGCGGTATAGCCGCCGACACGCCAGACGCCCGGAACCCACCCGTCCGTCACCTCATGCGGTTTGGGCTGGCCGTGGAATATAACCGCCTTGGCCGTCTCAGGGGGCCACGACACCGCGTCACGGTAAGACACGAACATTTCGGGTGGAAAGGTCTTCCACGAACTGACTTGGCTGATCCATTCCTGATCACCCCCGTTAATCTGGCCAGCGGGGAGCAGTCCCGTCAGGCTTTCCGTGGGGCGCGTCATCACGTCCGGCGTGAACCGTTCCCAAATGTCCGCGTGTTCGCCATGACGCCAGCGCATCACAGACGAATTGTAGCAAGGCCAGTGCCAATCCTTGATAATACCAAGCGGCAAGCCCTCAAGCCTGCCAGTCACGCATACGTCTAGGTCCATATACAGAACCTCGTCGCCAAGTTCCCACGGCATACCGTTAGCGGCGAAAAGCATCACTTTTTGCCACCAACCGGGCAAGCGCGGATTGTGCGGAATGCCTGTAATGCCGTCCGGAAGTCCATCAATGTCGTCAGTCAGGCACCAATGGTGCTGCGGTTCGTCCAGATGGCGGGCAATGCCATCGTGAAGGCGGGTGACGTATTCAATCGGGTACTTGTCCCCGACGCGGACGCTGACAACGTTAATCATGCTACCTCCATAGCAAAATGGCCCCGAGGACGAACCCCGAGGCCATTAGGCTACCACCTAACCCCAGTGGAGGCTAGGGCAGGCGGAAGGCTTAGAGAGCGGTGCGCTTGGCCCAAAAATACTGGCCAGCGGTAACGCCTCCGGTCGTATTAGTTGTCCAGCCAGCCGAACCGGCATCCGAGGAAGCCGAACCGGCAGTGCCGATCAGGATGGTCTGGGTGGAGGACAGAGCCTCCGAAGCCCGCGCGTAAATGTGGTTACGGCCATCATTGCCGTAAACACGAAGGTTGACGGCGAATGCCGGGGTCGAGGACTTAGAGTCCAGATCAATCCCCACAGTCGGAATGGTCGAAAAGACCGTTGCAGCAGTCGATGCCATGTTAGTGGCTCCTTTCTAGGGGGATTAGGATTGGAACAAGACGCCTTGGAGGAAGGCGTTCGACAAGGTCATATTGCCAGCCCAAACGATAGGCTTGACCATTGCGTCCTGATTGATCGAACGGACTTCTTCCAGCGGCACCATGTTGCGGTCCTTGTGAGGACGCCAGTGGATGTAACCGGTGTTGAGGAAGTACATATGGTTATCCGGGCAGGCCCCGCCGTAACCACCGTCGAACACAACATCAGTTCCCTTGTACTTCAGCGAGACATAGCCCGCGTCGGCTTCGTTAGGGTTGGTGACGCGCTGAATGTCCTGAAGCGACGACTCGTAGAAACCAAAATAGTTGTCATCACACAGGATCAGGTCAGGCTTGTCCGTACCGCGCGAGCATTGACGATACAGGGTATTCATAAAGCGGGTGATGTTGGCAGCCGAGGCAGCCGAACCACCGTCCGAGGTCGCTTGAAACTTCTGGTTACGCCAGAAATTCCACGTTCCTCGGTTGATGCCGCCGACAGTGCCGCTCGTGGGGTCGTCAGCTACAAGAAGCTGAAGGCCACCAATCTGCTTGCCGCCCGAGGCCGTACCGTTTGAGTACAGGTCTTCGGCCACACCGTTCTGCATGGTCTTTTCCGCGTTCTTGATACGCGAGGCCAGCAGGTCGATGATTGCATCAACGCCGGAGTTTTGCAGTTGCTCCAGACCGCTCATGGTCACGTTGACGGCGATTTGCTTCCAGTCGAACTCTGCAGCCGTGAACACGTCGCTAGGCGAGATGTTCAGGACTTCATAGCCCGAGTAACGCTGATAGGTAACGTTCTCAGCGTATTCCAGCTCTTGCAGAATGGTGCGACCGCCGGAAACCGGCTTGATCGTGCCACGACGCTGCATACGCGACAGAATCGCGTTGTTGTTGGTGACGTTATCCGCCAGCTTGCCCGTGCGGTTACGCAGGGTAGTGGTCGCAATTTCCGAAAGATTCGGGGAGGTCATTTAAGTTCTCCTAGGCCGTACCGGCGACTTCCTCAAAAGCAGCCCGGATATCGTCCTCGATTGATCCATTGGATTTGCGGATTGCCGTTTGTCCCGGCGATCCAGTGACGCTGACAGCCGCCTTGCGCGCTTGCGCCGCCTTGTCTTGCACTGGCACCGCCGATGCCTGCGGGGTTTGCAGGAACGGGCGAATGTCTGGCCTCATCCAGCAAGCCATGTCGTAGGCTTCCTTCAGGTCCGATGCCTTCCCGTTGTTCAAGAGGACCGCCATGTCATCGCGGACGTTCTCAAAATACAGGTTGGCCGGATCGTTTTGGAACGCCTCGATCTGACTGACGATAGGCGCGGTTTGCGCCGTCTGGACTTGGCTTTGCAGGACTTGGAGTTGCTGCTTCAGGGCTGCAATCTCTGGGTGGCTGTCCGGTGCGGGCTGGGCCTGATAAGGCTGTCCCTGCGGCTGGGCCGATAGACTGGCAATGTTGACGCCATACGAACGGGCTAGAAACTCAAGACCCTGCTTAGGGTCACGCTCCAACAAATCCTGCGCCGCAAGCAGCGTTTTGATTGCCGAAGCCTCATCCATCCCCTGAGCCGCCCATAACGCGCGGCGCGGAGCAATGAGTTGTTCCAACGGTTCGTACCGCTTCACTTCCTCTGACTTGCGCCGCAGTCCGTGATCGATTTCCTGCTCTCGCTTTGCAACGGCCTGTTGCACTTCGGGAGGAAGCTTATCGAACGTGGCCTTAGCCGCAGGCGACCATGAAGCCGGGGCGCGGATGGCGAGCTTGATAGCAGGGTCCGCGACTGCCTCCGAGGGCTGGTCGGTAGTATCTTGCACGGTTTCTTGTGCTTTGGCAATAAACTTGCCGTCTGGTCCGCGCTCGCGTCCTTCGGACGCCGGTTCTGGCTCCGCAGCGGGCGTTTCCGCCTCAATTACCGCTTCCGGCGCAACCACCACCTCGTCAACGGGTGCAGGCTCAGGCGCGTTCCCGCTTACCTCTGCCATCGCTGCCCGGATGTCGTCTTCCATGTCGCTCATAGTCTGGCCTCCACCTGATCCATTGCCGTCTTGATGTCCTGCTTAAGCTCACGGTCCGACAGCGTAGGCCGTGGCTTGGCCGTTAGTTTCTCACTACCGACAATCTCGCAGCCCGCATCCTTGACACCGCGCTCATAGGCCGACCGGCTGTCGTACATCATGCCATTGGCGTGGTTTAGGATCGGGTCCATGCCGTCAGCGCGGATGGCGGGCATTGGCAGATGGGAACGGGCCTTGCGAAACTGCTCAAGGCACTTGCCGGGCCATTCCGACACTTCATGAATGTCGCCACAAGCTTGGCACTTGCGATAGGTCGCCCGGCTCATACAGCAAACGTTCCCATTGACGACCAATCGTCAAACCCTTGGCTGTCCGCAAACGCTTGCATGGCCTCAGTCAGGTTGGTGTAGTTGGCGCTCAACCGGCTATTGATCCAAAGCAGTTGCGCTTCGTTGAAGGTTGCGGCGGCGGGCACGGTGATTTCCGCCTGAATCATCAGCCGCACATCGCCGTTATAGTTATTGGCGGTTGGCGTGAGGCTGATTTCCCTCGCGCTCACCTGCCTTTTGCCTTGTTGCGTCATCACGCAACTCCTTGCGGCGTCGGATCACGCGAAAGCGCTGCCGCCTTAACCTGAAGTTCCTGCCCTTTCAGTTGCAGTTCCGCCATGCCAAGCTGACCCTCCATCTGCGTCCGCTGTTGCTCGATTTGGGCTTGCATCTGAGCCGTTTGCGACTTCAGTTGCTCAACCTGCATCGCGCTTTCATCCGGTGGTGGCGGTCCTTGTGGCTGGACAGGCGGCGCGGCCTCTGCTTGCTCAAACGTCTTGTCAATCACATCCTCCATCGAACGTGAGACATTGAACGTGCGCGCACCCTGCTTCAGGATTTCGGCAAAGAGCGGGGCTGTATAAGGCGCAGTCGGCACGATACCAGCCGCAGCCGTCATCAAGCCCACCACCGCGCTTGTAAACTCTGTGTACGCCGCCTTGGCCGCATTCTCGTCCGGCTCAACGGTCGAATCCGTCTCAACGTCAATGCGGAACGACCGCAGCGCATCGCTTTTCAGCAGCGCCTGCACTTCATCCCATGTCGGCTGGCTCATCAATTCCAGCATTTCGGGCGGGGGAGCCAGACCGGGCGGCACCGGCAATCCCGCTTGCTCTGCTTGTTGGATCAGCGGCATGATTTGCTCGATCTGGGCTTTCTCAGCCGCAGTCAAAAGCTTGACGTTCGTCATGGCCTTCAACGTATCAATGCTAAAATGCTCCGCGATAATTTCCGCCTTGAGCCGGATAGCATCGCGGGCAAACCGTTGGAGGTCGCGTTGGCGGTCACGCACTCGCAACGAACCCCATTGACCCTTAAGCCGTTGAGCCGTCGCGGTTTCGTTCGGATTGCTTTCACCCCGAATGATGTCTGACAGGCCGGTGATCTGGTAAATGTCGTTCAGGACTTGCCCGCGCGCTTCGTAGCAGCCTTGGAGCGTCTGAATGACCATATCGACCGGAACCCACTCGATCAGGCCCTTAACGCCGCCCTTCTCTTTCCAGATGTCGTAGGTGTCGATTGGAATGAGCTTGTTCTCGTTACCCGGAGAAAACACCAACTGAAGCTCGCGGTTGGCCTCACCGGCATACACACCCACCATCCGCAGCGCATCTTGCAGTTTGCCAATGCGAGCGGTTAGTTCGTCTAGTTCCTCCGCCTGATCTTGATACATGACATAATCAGCAACCGGGATCGTGCTGTCAGGCCCCACTGTCGCATTGAGCGGGGCAGGGCATGGGAAGAACTCTCTCAGGCCAAGCGGGTCTTCACGCTCATCCAGAACGCCGCCAGTGTAGCCCTTCGACACCCAGAACGCCGTCTTGCTCGGCTTGTCCCAAATCTCATACACCTCAGCCGTCTTGTTGGCTTGGCGCTGTGCATCCGTGGCCGTGTCCGATCCAGTCGGCGTGGTCGCAAGCGGAACGAGCTTGGCCTTTTCCTCGCCGAACCGCTCAATCAGCTCTGCCTTGGTCATATAGACCCGACGAGCCACCCATCGGACCTCTGCCCACTCACGGGCTGGATTGGTCAGCCAGTCTTTCCACGCAACATGGTCGCACTGGACTTCCTCATAGACCACTTCCTCTGTGGCCTCTGGCGTCTCCACCTCGCCAACCTCATCACGGTCGGCGTCTTCCTCGCCTTCGCCTAGTTCGTAATCGTCTTCGGCGTTCAGCGTCTTCATGTGCGGGATGTAGCGCACCCACACTTGACCACGGCCCGGCAGCAAATAGTCCAGAACGCAATGCTTCAGGCGTCCATCAAAATCGTATTGGTCAAGGCTGAACCCAAGCGCCCGCTCCAATACGTCCGACGCCACCTTGCCGACTGGGTCTTCGTCACGATAGCGGCGGTCCACCATCGGCTTAGGCTGTTTTGCATAAATTGCAGGCTGAAGGGTACAGACGTTTGACCACAGCACAGCAAAGCGCCGCGCAAGATAGTCAACGGACGGTCGCCCACCGCCACGGTTCCGGTTCTCGTTCTTGTACCGGCGCACGATAACGTCGCCAGCGCGCCACCATGGCTGAAGCTCTTGCTCGGCAAGATTTATCTCGTCAATCCATTTGGTGACGAGCTTTACGGCTTCGTTTTCCGGTTCAGTGGGAAGCATAGCCCCTCGCAAGCGTTCAGCGGAACATATCGTGCGCGGGTCCGCTTGTCGATAGAACGATCATGCGCGTTCGTGCCTTGCTCTGGACGGCTGCCCCGCCATCAGGTCGTCCCATGTCATATCACGGATGCC